AGCTTGAATTTAAATGTACTAAAATGAAAAAAGTTTTAATCTCACCATTACAAATAGCATGGAATTACAAACATTTTTGTAATTGTCCGAGAAATTTTTATATAGTTGAGAGCCTCGAGGCGAGATGCTTTAAACTATACGAGGGAAACAGGGGTAAAGGACTTTTAAAAGAGGGTTTTAATCTTGAACCCTGTATCCTGCATCTGGAATTTAATGAAAAAGATTTTTTAAAACTAGATAATTTTTTAAAGTTCCTATAAACTCCCAACTAGAAACGGAGAAAATAAAAAAATGAGTACAAGAGCAAACATTAATATTAATTATGGTGAGACCTGCATCTGGATTTATAGCCATTATGACGGTTATTTATCTCATAGAGGTTATGATTTAATTTGTAACCTGCGCCACAGTAAAAATGCCAAAGATTTTATAACTAGATTATTAAATCAAAAAGATGGCTGCGATCTATATCGAGACGGTCGAAATACCTACGAATTAACTACCCAAGAGCATGGGGATATTGAGTATTTATATACTTTTAATTTTACTGATTACCCAGACGGCTCTGATGTGAATTTGATAATTCATGAAATTAAATACGGCGAGACTAAAAAAAATAGGTCCCTGCTTCTCGATACTTTAATAATGGGAATAACCCCTAACGAGATCCATGAGAAATGCAAATTAATCTTAGATGAGCATACGAAAATGCTAAGTGAAAAAGTTGCGTAATCCAAAACCCAAAAGGCAGGTGACAGGGTTCAGGCTCTGTCTCCTGGTTCTTTATATTTTAATATTAGGAGGTAATTAAAATGCCGTTAACAACCTATTGGCGAAATGTCAAAAACACCAAAGCACAAAAGCTACTTGTCGAAGGACGAAATGATTTTAATCTTGGTATCTTGCTTTGTGTTCTTGAAGTTCCTGTTATCCATAAGGACACAATCGAAGAACTAGAATTTAGACATGAGTTTTATAAACTGGTGTCTGGAAGTGAGGCAAAGATTAATTTTAAAATGTTTATTGGATATTCTTGTAACTCAGGTTTTAAGACTCGTGGTGCATGGATCAGGAGAATACTAAAAGCTAATCAACAATCTGGACTTACCCAGAAGAGAGTCTGGGAATGTTATCAGGAAGCAAGGAAGGATAATTAATTTTATATTTCTGGGATAATATGGTACACTCAACTATGACTTCGCAAGTGCTACAAAGTTCCAAGTGGATTGTCGACCTAACTCAGGCCGCTTACGGCATTGGTCCTTCCCAAGCAAGAACGCATTTCACTCGGGCAACACGTGCCGCCCAGAGACTCAGCAGCACCCTCTGGCCACATCATAACCAGCTCAAAGAGATAAGCCTATTAAGACGAAGTCTATAATTCTAGAACCAGGGGCAACAGCTCCTGGTTCTTGTCGCAATTCCCAAACTTAAAATTAACAGTTACCCAGAAGAACCTGGCACTCGACTAAATGGTCCAGCTCCGGGCTAACTTATTTTTACCCAGAACAAACTACGACATCCAGGTACCCAAGAGCCCAGAGCCTGGAGCCGAGCTCCAGAGGGGGAGGACCAGATCTTAGGTAACCTGGCGTACAGTAGGCTGTAGACGCTAATTTACACAAACATTTGTTCTTGAAACTATTTTACATTTATATATTTTGTCAATATGGTCCAACAAATAAAACCCACAGGATTTTTTACACAAGAACCTATCTTAGGTGGAGGTAGTGGTGACTTTTCATATCTAATAGATCCTAGTCAAACAGCAGGAGCCTATAAGGCTTTAATTGACGGCTCTCTTTTACCGACTGATGTGGGCAACTACGATTTTATTACAAGCAGATCACCTTTAACAGCAGGTGGACCTTTTAATCTTTTACCAACTGCTGAGGGTGCATTAACTTTGGGGGTAGGTGCTATAAATCCATTTTTTGGTTTCCTTACTAGACAGGCTATAAATAATCGTAATACTAAAGCATTAGAAACTTTAGCAAACGAGGGTATATTAACTAGAGTCACAAGTCCTGAGCAATCAGGTGCTATTTCGAAAGCCCTAGGAAGTGAATTACAACCTGGCACAGGACAGTACAGATTGTCCGATGAAATAGAACAAGAGTTATTAGAAACGGGTGAAACTGCTACAGATTATTTTAAAAGGCAGTTTAGTGATCAATTTGGTCAGGCACAACAATTAGCAAATTATCTAGATCAAGTAGCATACACCACACAAGGTCAATTCTTTCAAAAGGATTTGTTTGGCAACCCCACTAGCTGGTCTAAGTATATAGATAGATCAGGAAACATAAAACCTGATGCATTAGAAAAGTGGCAACAATTTGGACAAGATGACAGTAGAGGTGTTTTAAAGATGTTTGATAAAAAAGACGATGCCCCTGAGACAAGAACCCAGCCAACAAATGCAGTGGGTATAGACACAATAGATAAAGGTGTATCTGAAGCTAGGGGTGATGCTCCTGACTTCTTAGATCAAGCATCAGGTAAACGTGATGCAAAAGGTAGAAGAATAGCAAGTGGTACAACTAACCTACTTCTTGGCTAATGAATCAAGTTTCAAGAAACACGGATCTAGACTCACTACAACGAGAAGAGCTAGAGCAAAAACTTATCGCAGAAAGATTAACCTATTTAGAAAACTGCGAGAGAAAATTTATTCCTTTCGTTAAACATTGTTGGCCTGAGTTTATAGACGGCTCCCATCACAGACAGATAGCAGAAAAGTTTGAGCAAATAGCTACAGGTGAGATTAAGAGATTAATCGTAAACATGCCTCCCCGACACACTAAATCTGAATTTGCATCTTACCTTTTTCCTGCATGGATGATTGGCAGAAACCCCAAATTAAAAATAATACAAACATCACACAACACGGAACTCGCTACACGGTTCGGTAGAAAGATGAAGAACTTAGTAGACGATACTTTGTTTCAACAAGTTTTTGATGTGAGTATTGCCACAGATAGTAAAGCATCTGGTCGTTGGGAAACTAATCATGGTGGTGAATACTATGCAGCAGGTGTGGGTGGAGCAATCACAGGTCGTGGTGCAGATTTGTTAATCATTGACGATCCACATACAGAACAAGATGCACTAAGTTCTACAGCGATGGATAATGTTTATGAGTGGTATACTTCAGGACCACGACAGCGTTTGCAACCTGGAGGATCAATTGTTGTAGTAATGACACGTTGGTCTGAAAAAGATTTAACAGGACAATTAATAAAAGCTCAGGCAAAAAGCACCAGGGGTGATCAATGGGATGTTATAGAGTTCCCAGCTATATTACCAAGTGGTAATCCTGTGTGGCCCGAATATTGGAAAGCAGAAGAATTATTAAAAGTTAAAGCTGCGATAAGTGAAAGTAAATGGCAGTCACAATATCAGCAGAATCCAACGTCAGAAGAAACAGCAATCCTAAAAAGAGAATGGTGGTCAAAATGGGACAAGCCCATGCCTGTTATGTTGCATACCATACAATCTTACGATACTGCTTTCTCTTCTAAAGAAACGGCTGACTATTCTGCTATTACAACATGGGGTGTGTTTCAACATGAAGGGATGCTTGGTACAGGAGTCTTGCTTCTCGATGCAATAAAAGGCAGGTGGGATTTTCCAGAACTAAAAAAAGTATCAATGGATCAGTATAAGTATTGGGATCCAGATACAGTCATCATAGAACAAAAAGCATCGGGAGCACCACTAACACAAGAATTAAATAGATTAGGCATACCTATATCTAACTTTACACCTAGCAGAGGTAATGATAAGTTGACAAGAGTAAACTCAATAGCTCCTATCTTTGAGTCAGGTAAAGTATATTATCCTGATAAAGAGTGGGCGCACGAGTTGATAGAAGAGTGTGCAGCTTTCCCTTTTGGAGAGCATGACGATTACGTTGATAGTACGACACAAGCATTAATGAGGTATCGTGCTGGAAACTTTGTAGAGTTAGAAGATGATTTTGTTGATGACCTACGACAATATAGACAGTATGAGTATTATTAATGAGTAAGAGATTAGAAAAATACATAGAGAGTAAAATTGGAATAAAAGAAAGTGATGTCAATCCTAATAAAGCTATCAGTGATCTTTTTGGAGTAGAAGAACCAGATTTAAAATTTTCAACACAAGCTTCATCAACGCCAGATAAAGATTTTCCTGTAGGCAAACTTAGAGAAAAAGAAACAGAAATAAAATCAGAAGGTGGTAAAGGTAAAAAAACTTTTTACGGATTATCCACTACAGGCAACGCAGCGACAACAGCTATTAAAGGTGGAGCGGAAAGAGGAGAAATAATACCACCTGATGAAGCTAAAGGTATGGGTATTGATGATGAGATACAAAGTAAAAGACCAAAAATAGAAAAAGGTTTACCTGCTGGTTTTACCTTTCCTGAACCTAAAAAAGGTGAGGATTTTGTTTCATATTATAATCGAGTTAAAAAAGCCTTGCCTGAGGCAACGAACATGATTGCCTTACAAAATGAAATAGCAAAACAATATGCTATGAGATATCCTGAATACAAAACAATTTATAAAAATACTGAGTTAATTAATAGGGGTGTTTTTGATTTTGGTGAGGGAGAAAAAATACCAGGTTTCAAAGTTCCTACAAGAGAGAATCAAGGTTTAAAAAATATAGTTACAGAAACCTTACAAAAAAATGAGGGTTACATAACTAAAGAAGCAGGTCAATCAATTGATAAAGCTATTGCTGAATATGTTGATTCTATACCACAAAAAGATTTTAATAAATTTGCTACTGAATTGATAGGTGAAGTAGATCCATTAACAAATAAGCCTTATACTAAAACTAGAATAAAAAAATTATTAAGTGATCGAGTTGTTTTTGCTGCCGCTAAATATTTTAACCAAGCTGTGACTCCTGAGATAATTGATGAGGTGATGACTAGTTTACAAGGTAGTCAAAGTGCTGTGAATGTAAAAGCTTTAGCAGACCAGAAATTTAAAAAAATAGCACCAAAAAAAATAGGTGCTTTTACCGCTGCACTAACAGCAATAATAAAATCTGGTAATGCATCTGATCTTTTAGCTGGGGGTAGCAAACTTGCCTTACCAGCGGTGGGTGTAGGGCTAGAGTTAATATTTCCTAATAAAGCAGAGGCAGCAGAATTATTTACAAAAGAAGAATTATCCGATCAAAAGATAGCAGCGATGTTTGATGGTATTCAAGGTCTTAATAAAAAACAAGATGAACAATTACTTGCGAAAAACCAACCTAGGGAAGAAAAGGTTGATATTTTTGAAAGGATTGGTGAACCAGGATTCTTGGAATACTTTTTTTCTCTTGGTAAAGCAAGATTAAACAAATGAAAAAAACAGTCGTAAAAAAACAAAAGCCCGTTAGAATAGTTAGACCACGAGGATTTGAATTAATGAAACCAAACAAAAGACCAAAGACAAGGATATCATAATGGCAATAGAAGATAGAATTGGTACAGATATAGATTATAACAAAGATAAAATTGAAGTAGAGGGTGATCCCTTAGAAATAATACAAGAGGGACAAGAGGCAGTAGTTACAGATTTCGTTGAAGATAGCGAAGGTAACATGCAGCCTATGGATGATACACCTAACCCAGAGGAAGGACATGATTCTAATCTCGCTTTATATTTATCCGATGAGGACTTAGATAATATTTCTATAGATTTAATGACATCTATTAAAGATGATCAAACTTCAAGAGAGGATTGGGAAACACAATATACAAAAGGTTTAGACTTATTAGGTTTTAAATTCGAGGAGCGTACAAGACCTTTTAGAGGTGCCTCTGCTGTTACTCATCCTGTCCTGTCAGAAGCTGCCGTGCAGTTTCAATCTCAAGCTTACAAAGAATTACTACCAGCTAATGGTCCTGTAAAAACACAAATCATAGGACAATCAAATGAAGCATTAGAAGAACAAGCTCAAAGAGTTCGTGATTACATGAATTATCAAATTACTTATGTTATGGAAGATTATGAAACAGAAACGGACCAAATGTTATTTTATTTACCATTGGCAGGATCAGCCTTTAGAAAAATTTTTTACGATTCCACAGAAGAAAAAGCAAGATCACAATTTGTACCAGCTGAGGATTTAGTAGTTCCTTATGGTGCAAGTTATCTTGATGATGCTGAAAGAGTTACTCATGTAATTAAGATGAATGAAATCGAATTAAAGAAGAAACAGATATTTGGTATGTATAGGGATATCGAATTAAGACCATACAATGAATATGACGAAGTACAAGACAAGTATGATTCTATAGAGGGTGTAAAGTCAAAAGGATATGTGTCAGACATTTATACTTTGTATGAGTGTCATTGTTATTTAGACTTACCAGGTTATGAAGATCCTGATGGACAAAAATTACCTTATATCGTTACGATAGATGAAAGTAGTAGCAAAATATTAGGCATATACAGAAATTATGAAAACGGAGATCCATTAAGAAAAAAGAAAGCGTACTTTGTGCACTACAAATTTCTTCCAGGATTAGGGTTCTATGGTTTTGGTTTAATTCACATGATCGGTGGTTTATCAAAAACAGCCACACTTGCTTTGCGTCAGCTTATAGACGCAGGAACCCTAAGTAATTTACCAGCTGGATTTAAAGCTAGAGGTCTAAGAATTAGAGATGATGATCAGCCTTTACAACCAGGGGAGTTTAGGGATGTCGATGCACCTAGTGGCACGATCCGCGAAGCATTAATTAATTTACCTTACAAAGGTCCAGACGCAACTCTGTTTAACTTATTAGGATTCTGTGTTGATGCAGCAAAAAGATTTGTATCTGTGGCAGACGCAAAAATAGGTGATGCACAAATAAATCAAAACGCACCTGTCGGCACTACAGTAGCTCTTATGGAAAGAGGAACTATGGTAATGAGTTCTATTCATAAAAGATTACATAACGCCCAAAAACAAGAGTTTAAATTACTAGCTAAGACTTTCGCACTATACATGCCATCCTATCCATACAGCGTTGGCAATGTTAATCCTGCAATAAAACAACAAGACTTTGATGAGAGAGTGGACATCATGCCTGTTAGTGATCCTAGTATGTTTTCTATGTCACAAAGAGTTGCTATGGCGCAGACACAATTACAAATGGCACAAAGTGCACCTGACTTACATAATTTAAGAGAAGCTTATAGAAGAATGTATGTTGCATTAAGAGTTCCAAACATAGAACAAATTTTACCAGATCCACCACAACCTACACCATTAGATCCAGGTAAAGAAAATGCAAACTCACTTAGAGGATTACCTGCTTTAGTTTTTCCAGAGCAAGATCATTTAGCTCACATACAGGCTCATCAATTATTTATGAGTTCTAATTTAGTTAAAAATAACATGGCAGTGATTATGCAGTTACAAGCTCATATACAAGATCACATATCAGCTATTGCTGAAAGTGAGGTTAGACAAGTAGCACAACAACAAGTATTAGATGCACAACAATCAGGAGTACAATTATCACCTGAAGAGGCTCAAGCTATTGAGGCAGAAGCACAAAACACTATTGCTAAACGAATTGTAGAACTTACTCAAAAATTAGTTGAGGATGAACAACAAATGATGCCTGATGTCGGTAAAGATCCTCTGGTCAATTTAAAAGAAGAAGAATTAAATATTAGAAAAGCAGACTTGATTAGAAGAACACAAGATGACCAAAACGATCAAACACTTGATGTAGCAAGATTAGCTCAAAAAGATCAAGTTGATAAAGAAAAACTAGATGTGGCAAGGGAGAGAAACGCTATAAACATTGCTAAAAGTATGATAGGCTCATGATATGTCCATCAAAGTACCTAAATTAAAAACAAAATCTGTAACTACACGAGATACAACAGGTAAAATTCGCAGATATAAAGCTCCAAGTAGGACTACTGTATTAAAAAATTTAAAAAAATTAAAAAAACCATCGTCATCAACATCTTTTGACAAAAAATTACAACCAGTGCTAGTAAAAAACGTATTATCAAACACTAAAATAGCTAAAACATGAACAAAAAACAGAAAAAAGTAAAAAAAGTTATGAAAGAATTTAAAGAAAAGAAGCTAAATATTGGA